TTAACAAACTGAACGATGACAGATTCAAAAGAATTAAAAGAGAAAATGTGCAGAGGAATTATAACATATATCACGAAAGATCGTTAGGACGAACCTATAAGGAAATTGGTGAAAAGTACAATTTAAGCATGGAAGCCGCGCGAATAATTGTTTGGAAAGGAAACAAGTACGGTCAGCAATATCTTAACCCGTTCAATGATAAATATCTTTATTTTTCCGGTGGTATATGAAAGTGCCTAAAATTCAAGTTGAGTTGAGGGATGGGCAGTTACTGCCTGTTTCTCAACATGACGCCGAGCGTTTAGGTGAGTGCAAATCGGGGCAGCTTTTCAATTTGTCAGTGACCGGGACAAGATCAAACCCGCACCACAACCTGTATTGGTCAACATTAAAAACCGCGTGTGAAAGCACTGGTATGTGGCCAACCGCCCAGCACTTACACCATGAACTGAAATTGGTTTGCGGCTATTATAAAACCACCATATCGCCGCTTACGTCCAGCATTGTGCGCCATGTGGACAGCACAGAGTTTAGCGCAATGACACAGGCAGAATTTATGACATATTTTGAAATTGCTATGAGCAAACTAGCGGAGGCAATTGGCCATGACCCATTACAAATTACCTGACGGTAACGTGTTAATAAGCTTCTCTGGTGGCAGAACGTCAGGATATATGCTGCACCAAGTTTTAGAAGCAAACGGAGGTCTGCCAGACAGGGCAAAGGTCACGTTTGCCAATACAGGCAGAGAGATGCCAGAGACATTAGACTTTGTGCAAGAGTGTGCCGAAAGGTGGAATGTGCCAATCATTTGGTTAGAGTACCAAAAGCCAATGCCAAAGTTTGAAGTCGTAAACCATAACTCAGCAGCCAGAAACGGTGAGCCGTTTGAAACTCTAATAAGCACAAAAAGCAATTATTTACCAAACCAAGCGCAGAGATACTGTACGCAGCAGATGAAGGTGCTAACAATCAAACGCTATCTTGTCAGCCAAGGCTGGAAGCTCTGGACAAATACTGTTGGTATCCGAGCAGATGAGCAACGTAGGATCAAACCATCAACAGATAATAGATGGAGAAATTGGTTCCCGCTGGCAAATGCCAATGAAACAGTCAAAGATGTAATGGCGTTTTGGAAGGGCCAGCAATTTGATCTCAAGGTGATGAAAGGAGCAGGCAATTGTGATGGCTGCTTTCTAAAATCAGAGGCAACACTTGCAGCATTGTGGCGAGAGCATCCAGACAGAATGAAGTGGTGGGCTGATATGGAACAAAAGATTGGCGGGACATTTCACAAGTCAAGGAGCTACAAAGATTTGGGCAGATTTGTCAGCCGACAAGGGGATTGGATATTTGATAACGAAGCATTCTTATGTCAAGCAGATGACGGCGAATGCACAGGGTGAGTAAACTTGAAAAAAATCCAATTCAAAACCACCTTCACTATTTAGACAAACAGAGGGTCTTTACTTATATTTGTTGGCAGCTGGTGCCAACTGAGGATTAAATGGAATTAATGTGGTCTAACCCAAAGCCTAGCAAGGCCAAGAAAGACCCGAAGTTTTTGCAGATGCTTCGGGAAAAGGATTGCTGTATTTGCACGGCATTTGACTTGCCGCAAATGTCACCGACTCAAGCGCACCACGTTATTCACGATAGGTTCAGTAGATCGAAAACCGCTGATCGAATGGCGATCCCACTATGTGAGGGACACCATCAGGGATTATGGGACAACAGTAAAATTGCCATTCACCAAAGTCCGAAAGAATGGCGCGATCTTTATGGGCCAGATTACTCCTATTCCCAAGAGATAGATATATAAAGCACCGGGCCTCTGTCGGGGTGACAGAACACCTTTTTAGCTTTGACGCTGTGAACTTGCTTATCATCCAATATAACGCCCTGCGGCCCTGATATACCGTCTAAAGCGGCTTTCAATATGTTGTCTAAGTCTGGCTTTGTCGTGTGCCGAAATGCGTCAAACTCAGCGGCGATCTTTTTAGTATTCGACCAGCTTTTCGGAATGTCCATAAAAGCAACCATATCTATATGAACTGGCCTGTTGGTTGCTTCCAGCCGTTCTCGCTGCATAGCGGCCCACACAGCGGCCTTTATGCGCTTTTCATACTCTCTAGTCTTCTGAGGCGTGTAAACGTGACCAAATCGGCTCATGCGCGGTCTGGCCTTGCCTTGGGGTTGTCCCTCTACCTCAATTTCAACACGATACATGAGGCATTGATAGTTTTTTTAAAAAAAGTTGTAAATCCCCCTTGCAATAGTGTAAAACGTAATATACATATAATGATATAGCCGAGGCAATCCCGCCAACGCACGCCGATATGGAGGTTCCCATGGCACATTCTCTTTCTTTCTTGCTTTCATTCGAGGCCGCTCAAGGTCGCATGGCCGAACGCAAGCCAGCGTTTGTTGTCCATGTTGAAACATCCAGCGACATGAATGTTGCTGATCGTTTCGTTGAGCTTGACGCTGACGACCTCGGTCACGCTGGCGACCTTGCCCACGCATGGGTCAAGTCAATGGGTAACGCCTCCGCCGCGATACGCCGCGTGATGCACAATGGTGAGCTGCACAAGCCGTGCGCCATTGTTTAACGGAACACGGGGAGCTGCGGCTCCCCACCAAACTTGAAAAAAATCCAGTTGTAAAAGGAAAAGAAAATGGAAACTCAAAAACTCAAAGTGCTTAATCATCTCAGAACACACAAAAACGGCATAACTTCGTGGGAGGCGATAACCAATTATCATGTTACACGGCTTGCCGCTTACATTGGCTTCTTGAAGGAGGATGGACACACAATTGAAGCTGTCAGAGAACAGCATAACAATAAATCTTATGCTCGTTATTTTTTGATTTCGGAGGCTAAACAATGACCGATTATAAAGAAAACCTAATCAGTATCTGCAACAGATTAATCAAAGAAAAGGAGTAATGGTTATGGATTGGGAAATTGTTGGAGAAGTTTTATTCATCACGGGTTTATTTGCATTGGTGCTATTTCTGTAAATAAACGCTTGCAACATTGTAAATAGCGCAATACAAAAGTGCGTATAGGATAACAGGAGCAGATCATGAATTATTACTCAATAAAAACCGCAGTTGAAATTAAAGGCATCGAGTTAGACATTGAGGTTTATTACGAAGCCTCAAAGGGAATTGGATGGGCAGATGATCCCGGTGAGATCGAAAGCGAAATCACAAGCATCTGCCGCCCCGGCAAAACCGATCCAGTTTCTAAACGCTTGAGCAATGAAATTCTAAAGCAATATCACTGCACGTTAATTGAGTATATTGATGAAGACTTTGCGGAGCGGGGTTATTAAAATGAATGTAAAGCTCAAGGAAAGCGATATTGGGATCATGATAAGATGCGCTGAAAATGGTTTAGACCAAAACCAAACGGCAGATGTATTAAATGTGTCCCCAGCAACAATCAGCCGCAACGCAAGGCGGTTTGGAATAAAATTTAAAACTGTAAAGGATAAAACTTGTGACAAATGCGGAGTTGATAATTGCGTGTGCAAGACAGCAGAGACTGTTAGAGTTGATGATAGAGAAGTCCAAAAAACAAAGCAGACAAAACTTGACGCAGCAATTAGAGGAAATCCTCGCGCTTGGGCAGTTGATAAAAAGAAACATCGAAAAGAACTTGCAATAGCTGCAATTCAAAAAGAAACACGAAAAGAGGTCATTGATGAGATTGTTTGGGGCTGGAATGTTTTAGAGTTTGAACTTGAAATGGCAAAGCTGGGAAAACGCCCAGCACTCCCAATGCAAATAAAAACACCTAACAAACAGCAAATGCAAAAAGAAAAAGCTCGATTGCTTAAAATATCAGAAGATCGCAGGCACCACATTGTTAGCTTCTTTGAAATCGGCAAAGACTACACAGTTCCAGAACTTAAAAACATGATGGGCGATGATAACATGGGCATGAATGCTTCTGTTATTAGCGGCTTGATGAATGGCCTTGTGCAAATGGGTAGGTTGAAAAAATACCGATTGGATTATCAAAAAAACAAACCAGATTATTGGTTGTATTACTTGCCCAATCAAACACCAAAGGAGCGCACTCATGACTGAACGGGATATTGAAAAGATTTTGGACGATGCGTTTCGCAAAGTGTTTGGAGATAAATCGTAATGGATGACAAAGAGATGGAGCGCATGATTAACGCAGCCGGTCTGATTGGAGCTATTATTGGCTTCATCAGCGGAGCTGGTTTAATGACAATGGTGGGAATTATATTCTAATGACTTATCAAAGAAATCAAAAATTTGAAAATGTAAGATATGAGTATGATGTTCGTAATTTATCTTATGAAGATAAGATGTTTTCGTGGAACCAACGGAAGCGTTTTGTTAGGACCATGCAAACTGAGGCAAAAGGATGGACTTACGATTACGTTTACGCTTGTTTAGATGAAGACGATAATTATCTTTATATCGGTTGCACTTACGACCTTGACCAAAGATTAGGACAGCACCGTGGGAGTAAAGATTGGTGGGGTGAAGTAAGATCGATAGTTTTTGAGATAGTAAAATCGGAAGGTGAGTCGTGTCCTAAACCATCACATCTAAAAGAAACGGAACTTATTGAAAGATTTAGACCAAAATATAACAAAACAATTTCTGGAAAAAGAAATAAATATCCTGATTTGCCAGTTAAAGAAATTAAATGGATGTAATGTCGTGTGGGTGGCCGTTGATATTTAAAAGTTGGCGCTTTTTGGTAGCAACGTCATCCGAGGTAAACAACCGCCCCGCTTGGAAAAGGGCAATTTATGTTGTGATGATAGCCACCCACTAAAGATTTATACAATCCAAGTTAATCTGACACAAGCCATTTGTGAATTTTGTAAGTCTGCTCCAAACGGTCTTCCAAACCGTGCGTTCCGCCATTTACAGCCTTCGTAACGGTTTTAATGGTGTCATCGGTAACGTGTTTGCAATGAACCCAGATGTTGTTTTTGTCGAAATACCAAATAGCACTCTCCATAGCGTATTCGGTTGCAACTAAATCTGGATTGTCCATCACATCTGGCAAACGCATTTCGCTTGCAAATGCTCTGTAATTAAAGCGCCCGGTGCATTGGATGAACCCTCGCCCGCGAAACAACCACCCGTCATTGTCTTTCGTATTGCCAAGCGGGTATTTTCGGTTTTCGTCCATATATACATAATTTGCAATTTTTTGAGGATTACGGGCATATTCTTCCGCCTGTTCGTCGGTTTTGAAATAACGTCCAAAGGTTGATCGCAAACCTTTTGCGGAATAGTTTAGGTTTTCCTCTGGCTTACGTCTAAACCCACCGCTCTCATGGTGGCACTGTCCCAAAAAATGTGACGCGGCTTCAGGCGATAGTTGATAAAACTTAGCAATCGCTCTGGCAGTATTCGGGCCAAATTGACCATCTGCCGCAACGCCGCATTTGGATTGCAGTTCACGCATTGCATCGCTCATGATTTTTTTCCTCCGAAAAATTTAGTTGCTGATCGCACGGCGAAGCTACTCGCAACAATTACCCCTAAAGTGTAGCTGTACCAATCAGGCATGGTATCCAATGCAGCGAAACCGTCCGTGACCGCTTGCTTGGCCCAATCAAAAGGCAGGAAGCTCAGTATCAAGGGAATGGAGAAAAGCAGAACTAAATACTCGTCCTTCCAGCTGTTTTGCGTACCTTGGGCCATAATCTTTTCCCAATCCGCTTCAGAGGTAGCAGCAGATTTCATTATGGTTGCCTTGGCTTCCGCCTCAACTAGCTTTAGATTTGCTGACGCAGCCTGTGCGCTTGCCTTACCTTTAAGCCAGCCGCCAGCTAACTCAGCTACCGGACCGATCAGAGCTTGAAGCATGTTTACTCTCCATTGCGTTAAAACCAAAATAAGCAGCAGCGATACCAGACGCCCCGATAACATAAACCGCCGCTATGTCAGCCAATAAACCCGCAGCGGCCTCTAAGCCCCACAGAGAGGCCGATAGAATGACGAAAGGGTATAAAACCATCCCAGATAAGGAAAACCACGTCATGCGCCTCTGTGCGTCTCTCTTGGCGTCTGAGTCCTCCATGCGGCGGCGGCGGTCTTCCAACATGATCTCATGCTCTATAGGATCAATCTCTCCATTGCCGTTTAGATCAAATTCATTTGGCATCTTTTAAACTCCTAGCGTAAGCAATCGCGTAGTGCTTGTGGTGCGTAATAATAACAACTTTTTCATCTTTGTCATATACAACGTAATCCCCCCGCCTATTCTGGTATAACCTCAAAACAATACACCGTCGTTTGACTTGTCGTTATCAAGACTTTTGCATCCTCTAGAGCCTCGATGCACTCGTTCTCAGTAGGAAACTGATTGAGTTGATAATGCTCAATGTTGTTATTGATGACTTGAAACCAGATTAACACCCACATTACCATTTCCCCTGATAGCGCCCAAGATAATAAAAGCCTGTTACAATCCCCGCCCCCGCAATGACAAATATAATAGTTCCAAGTGTAAAATTGATAGCATTGTCGATCATCTCTTGCTTCTTGTAAGCCTCTTCCTTGCGAATTCGGCGCATCTCACCTTCGATAGCGAGAACTTCCTCCCAAGCAGATGGTCCGTAAGTCCAGGATATATGGTCTTTTATTTCCTTCCTCATGGACTCCATCTTCTTTTTCTGGGCAAATATTTCGATAGCATTAGAACTATTGTCAGACATCATTTTATAAAATGGAGGGTTCTTAGTCTTGTCCTCCGCGTACTGAAAATCAGAAAAAGCGGCACCCCATTTCGCTAGGGTGCCGCTCATTTCTTGAATATCCTTGCCCGCACTTATACCCTGCTTGAGAATATTAAACGCACTGGTGGCTAGACCGACCGCTGTAATAGGGTCAATCATTTTTTTAGCTCATTTTGGAGAGCACTGCTAAAAGCATTGCGATGGTAGTTCCAGCAGTAGCAATCAAGATAGCCTCCAAACGCTTCACGCGAGCGAACACCTCTTTGAACTGCAAATGAACAGTGGTTTCTAGTTTT